ATTACAAGAATATACAGAAAATAATTTTTTTGTACCTTAGTGAAAATTTAATATTATGATCAAAGCTAAAATACAAAAAGTTAAAATATCTGAAGTAACAGAAAATAGTAAAAATCCTAGAATAATAAACAAACATAAATTTAAAAAACTTGTAGCTAGTGTAAAGGAGTTTCCTGAAATGTTATCACTAAGACCAATAGTAGTTGATAAAAACAATGTTATTCTTGGTGGTAATATGCGTTATAAGGCCTGCAAGGAAATTGGACTAAAAGAAGTTTATATTATAAAAGCTAAGGATCTATCTAAGAAACAAGCAGAAGAATTTATAATAAAAGACAATGTTGGTTTTGGTGAATGGGATTGGGATATTTTAGCAAATGCTTTTGACAATGTAGAATTAAAAGAATGGGGATTAGATGTTTGGCAACCTGAAGAAGAATTAGAAAAGGATTCAGAATATATTCCTGAATACGCACCTAGTACTGATGGCAAACAATTATCAGCAGAAGAATATGAGAAGCGAAAAGAATTATTAAATTCTAAAGAATATCATACAGACAAGGATTTTATATCTTGCATTTGTCCTAATTGTTATCACGAATTTAACGTAGAAAAAAAATGACACAGGCAGAAGTTAAAATGATGTTGTGGAAAACAAAATTTACTTTTGCTAAAACAATGCCTAAGATTCCTCACGAATGGAGTCACAGAAAGGATTGGTATTCTGATGAATCATTTGAAAGAATAGTAAAATACATCAGAGAAAATGGAGTAAAAGAAAAATTCTATAAAAAAGAATTTACCTACTTGTATGCTAATGGTTATAAATATTGGACTATGGGTAATCCAATTAAAACAACTATAATTATAAATAGAGCAAAAGTAATTGAAGATAAAGACAACTTATAATATAAGATTAATTTGTAATGAATTAGTAGAGCAATCTAAAAAGGAAGGGTTGCTTTTTTCTAAAGGAATATTATTTTTTGTTTTGCACGATAACGAAATACCTGTTGCTTTTTTTGGTTTAAAGATAAACAACAAGACTGCAATTATTAAATGTGATTATGTTTCTAAGGATTACAGAGGGAATAGACTTCTTTACAAAATGATTAAATACAGACTAGATTGGTTAAAGAAAAAAGTACCTAGTATAAAAAAGGTTTTTGCAAATACAACAGAAATGGCAACAAGTTCTCACATAAAAGCAGGTGCTAAGATATTAAACCAATATAAAAATAAAATAACAAAAGTAGAATATGAAATTTTATAGTAATAATAATGTTTACGAAGAAGCAATAAAAAGAATAGAATTTTTCTTTGATGAATTTGAAGAAGTTATTGTAGGATTTTCAGGTGGAAAAGATAGTACTGTAACATTACATTTAGCATTAGAAGTTGCAGAGAAAAGAAACAGGCTACCATTAAAAGTTTTATTTGTTGATCAGGAAGCAGAATGGCAAGGCACAATAGACTATGTTAAGAAAGTAATGTATGACGAAAGGGTAGAGCCTTTATGGTTTCAAATGCCTATCGTAATAACAAACAACGCATCTACCGAACACAGGTATTCTTATTGTTGGGATGAAAACAAAAAACAAGAATGGCTACATCCTAAAGATCCAATCAGTATAAAAGAAAACAAATATAATTGCGAAAGGTTTCACGATTTATTCAAGGCAATATTACAGGTAGATTTTAAAGATAAAAAAACTTGTTACCTTGCAGGTGTTAGAACTCAGGAAGCACCTAAGCGATTAATGTCTTTAACATCAGGATTAACTTACAAAGATATTACATACGGAAAGCAATTAACAAAAGCATTAGGACATTATACATTCTATCCGATTTATGATTGGGAAATAAAAGATATTTGGAAATACATATACGACAACGATATTGAGTATTGTAAGATCTATGACGAAATGTATAAGCACGGAGTAACAATTAATGATATGAGAATATCAAACCTACATCACGAAACATCAATTCAAGCATTATTGCTTGTGCAAGAAATAGAGCCTAAGACGTGGAATAAAATCTCATCTAGGGTTGCAGGTAGTAATTCTATAAAACACTTAAAGGGAGAAGCCTTTAAATGCCCTAAAGAACTACCTAGTATGTTTAATAGTTGGAAAGAATACTTTATACACTTAAAAGATAATCTTATAAAGGAAGAAAAGTATCAGGTAGGTATTATGAAGCGAGTTGATAATCTTAAAAAATATATGTTAAATCAAATTGTAGAAGACGATATTTATAGAACTGCAATTAAAACCATACTTTCAAGTGATTGGGATTTTACAAAAATGATTAACTTTACAACAGGTCCTCAGTTTCAATCAATAAAAAGATTTGTAAATAATACAATTACAGAAGACAACATTGAGTATTGCAGAAAATATAATAAATACATAAAAGACTTAATATGATCAACAAATTAAAAAAGCACATAAAAGATAGTAATTTTACAGACGAACAGAAAATAGTTTTTTTTGAAGAAGTAAAAGAATTAATACATAATAATTCCCCTTTAAAAGAACAACCTGTAAACAGAATCAAATGGGTGGATATAAATAAGGTTTCCCCAAACGATTATAATCCTAATAGTGTTGCAAAAAAAGAAATGGGACTTTTATACACTTCTATATTGCACGATGGATATACACAACCTGTTGTAACAATTTATGATGAGGTAAAAGATAAGTATATTATAATCGATGGATTTCATAGATACTTTACTTGCAAAAGCAACAAAGACATATTAGACAGAAACAAAGGAAGATTACCAATCGTTGTTTTAAACAAAGATATAAACGATAGAATGGCAAGTACGGTTAGACATAATAGAGCCAGAGGGATGCATAGTGTTACAGGTATGTCCTCAATGGTATTTAATATGCTAGAGAATGGATGGGAAGATGTAGATATCTGTAATGAGCTAGGGATGTCTGTTGAAGAACTTGTTAAACTAAAACATATTACAGGATTTTCTAAGCTATTTAAAGATAAAGAATATAGTAAATCTTGGCAGACAAAGAATCAGATATTATTAAAAAAGAAATATAACGATGAACGAAAGTAGACATATAAAAAAAGAATCCCTGCTTAAATCATTAGAACAGAGTTTAGGGGTGGTTACAGTTGCTTGTAAGAAAGCAGATATACCTAGAAGCACATATTACAAATGGTTAAACGAGGACAAGGATTTTGCCCTAGCAGTACAGGAAATAGAGAACGTTGCTTTAGACTTTGCAGAAAGTCAATTACATAAACAGATCTCTGATAATTCAACTGCAGCAACAATATTTTATTTAAAGACAAAGGGAAAGAAAAGGGGATATGTTGAAAGACAAGAAATAACCGGTGCAGATGGAATGCCAACTAATTTTCAGATTGAAATAATTAAGAATAGTGAAGATAAAGACTAATGTAGTTTTTGAGCATCTATTAGAAACAGATAAAAAGATATCAATAGAGCAGGGTGGAACTAGGTCGGGTAAGACTTATAACATCCTGTTGTATATTATATTCCATTATTCATTAAAAAACACTAAAAAGACAATAACGATATGTAGGAAAACATTCCCATCAGTAAGGGCATCTGTAATGAGGGATTTTTTTGACATATTAAAAATACATAATTGTTATTCCGAAGATAATCACAATAAATCAAATCACGAATATAGATTAAACGGAAACCTAATTGAATTTATTTCTTTAGATCAACCACAAAAGGTAAGGGGTAGAAAAAGAAATTTACTATTTATAAATGAAGCCAATGAGTTAGACTATGAAGATTGGCAACAATTAATATTTAGGACAGACGAAAAAATAATTCTTGACTTTAATCCATCAGATGAATACCATTGGATTTATGACAAGGTAATACCTAGAGAAGATGCCGATTTTAACATTACTACTTATTTGGATAATAGTTTCCTTAGCAATAGCATTAAGGAAGAAATTGAAAGACTAAAACATACAGACGAGCAGTATTGGCAAATCTATGGGCTAGGTATTAAGGGAGCAAGTAAATCAACTATATTTAGATATGTTGAGGTTAATGATATTCCTGACGATGCAGAGTTTATAAGCTATGGAGCAGATGCAGGATATACAAACGACCCAACAACTTTAGTAAGTGTATTTAGGAAAGACTACAACCTCTACATTAAAGAACATCTTTACAGAACACAGATGACTACTTTAGATATTCATAATCATTGGAAGCAGGAAGATATCGGCAGGGAAACAATTTACTTTGATAGTGCCGAGCCTAGACTTATTGAAGAACTACGCAGGATGGGTTGGAATGTACGACCAAGTTTAAAAGGTGCTGATAGTGTAAATGCAGGGATAGATCTATTAAAACGATTTAAAATACATATTCTAAAGGATAG